ACGTCAACTGCTTGCCGACGTTCCCCATCGCGGCTTCGTAGGCTCCTTCCAGCCCACGGGCCTTCTCGATGACAGCGATCATCAAGGATTCCTGTTTTTGCCGCTGTGACAGAGCATTGACTGACGTTTTCAACGAATTTGCGAACTTCGCTTCGGCTTCTGTGCGGGAAACAATGATGCCCATATGCCGCAGGCCCAACGTATCCAACTGCTGAATGTTGACCAGCAACCGTTGGAAGGTCTGCGACGAGTCCATCCCAGAAACAACGGCCAAATCCTGTGACGCTCGGGCCAATTGTTCTGCGAATTCGATTTTCAACCCGGCTTGCAGGAACTGCGTCAGCGATTGATTGGCTGACTGTGCAGTGATGCCCAAACGCTGGACACCTCGGGACACTTTATCGATCTGTTGTTCCGTATACCCGGCATTGAGGGCCACCACGTGCAATACGGTATTCAGAACTTCTGTTCTTGCAGCAACATCTGCAATGTTTTTTATAAACCGAACACTCTGGTAAGCTAAAAACCCTCCAGCTAAAAACTGTATAGCTCTCCACGTTTTATTGACGGCTTGTTCAAGTGTCAACATCTTAGGAGCCGCAGCCGCTGCCGCCGCCCCTGCCCCAGTAATTCCAGCCGCTGCATTACCTGACGCTGCCGCTAAGGCATTGGCTGCGGCTATTGCCGCTGCGGTGTTCCCAGTGCCCCCACCAATACCCCCCGCTGCTACGCCTGCCGTGGCTGCTTTGAGTTGGAGTGCCGAAAGAGCTTGAGAAAGTTGATTGACCTGACCCAGCATCGTTTGCAGAGCCGTGCCATTCTGCAACACACTGATCAGAACTTTCAGTTCCATCGCGGAGGACGAGCCGTTACTCATCTAGTCGTCTCCCTGTAAACTTTCCAGAAACTGCTTAAATATCTTCTGGTCAGTCCCCTGCGAATGACGAATCGCTACCGTCAACGCATGCAACTCACTCTGCTGACGAGCAACAATCAGATCCGCGTACACCTGTACCGCTCTCATCGAGTAGCCCCAGATGTCCGCAAGACGATGCCCATGAGCGATCAGCATTTCTACTGAGGTTGCAAGGCCATCGGAGAAGGCATCGGTTGGGTCAACTGTTCGCCTTTTTCGTTGAGCTTTTGCAACAGAGTTGTCACCTCGGATAACAACTCTCTCGCTTTTTTTGGGTCGGGTACCGACGCCTTCCAGATTTCGGACAATGCAATCAATTGCACGGTCGCAGGCATACGCTTCTCTACAACCGGGGCGGAATCCGGTTCATCAGAAGCCAATGCAATAATCTTAGCGACAACTTCAGGCGCGGTGAGCAAGAATGGACCAAGTTCTTCCGTACTCATCTTGCCTTCAAGTCCTGCCGCATACAACGGTAGAAACACTTCTCTAGAATCGATAAACAAGCCCACCATCTCACGGAGACTCAAAGCTCTCACCATGATCTGCTGGTCTTCAGAAATATCGACGGGTCGTGCGAGTTGAGCTAGGTCCGCTATCTTAACGGTTTGCTTGGCCATACAACTCCTTTGTTGGCCGACGAGTATAAAAATGGGGTAGGTGGCACCTGCCACCCACCCCGTGTGAGCACGAATCGTTCCTAGTTGACCGCGTTGTCAGGAGCGAACTTCAACTTCTTGATGCTGAAGTAATTCGAACCCGCCAGCCGCGTATCGTCCTTCAGAACCGAACCCTCGATCACGAACTGACCGAACGTGTCGGACAACAGGGCGAGTTCCTTCAGCGGATCGTTGCTGAAGCGGAACACGTCCACAATGACTGGACTGTTCGACTCGATGGTGTTCAGACCTTCGAACCGCAGCCAATTGTCGGTGATCGGACGGGTCATAGCCGATACGAGATACTGCTCGGCGTACTGATAGGTCACCGTAAGTGGGTCACCGGCAGGGTCGATGGGCGATGCCTGTTGGAATTCAGCAAAGTCCATCGCCACACCGTCGTTCAACATGATGGAACCCGCTGCCGGATTCAACTTGTAGTCCCACGGCACGGTGCCATCGGTGTACATCGTCAGTGGCGTGCCGTACTGCTCAACCACCACCGCACTCACGTCGATGTAGCGGAGCGACGTGACACGACCGGGGAAGCCCATGATGTCTTCATCAGTGGCCGTCCCTGCCGGAATCAGAATGTCGTCGCCGCGAGTGGCCTCTGCAAGGTTCTTCGCGTTCCAGTTCTCCACGGTGATGGAGCACGTCACGTTGACTTCGGTCTGGAGTCGAGCGTCAGTGGCCCTCTGGCCGTCCTGTGACCCCTTGTGGTTCACGACTGTCGTGGCGATGCCCAGTCGCATCTCAGGACAGTTGCCGATGGGACGCAACCCAATCGGATTGCCCGTGATGGGGTCACGACGCCCCACCATGATTACGCCTTGGCCACTGAAGTACCAGTTGGCCGCATCAAAGGTGCTCATACTGTGTCTCCTCTATGCCTTTTGAAGCTAGCGGCCAACTTTGGGCTTGCCGGGACCGGGTTTGTCGTTCCGGTCGTCACCACGACCTTCGTCTTCCTTGGCGTCTTCACGCTTGCCACGGAATACGACTTTCCCCAAGACACGGCTTTCCTCTTCGTCCACTTCTTGCGACTCCATCATCAGCGGTGCAGTGGCGACTCCCGGATGACGGTCATACCACGTCACAAGGACTTTCTTGCCTGCCAGCGACTCGGTGCAGACGAATCCTGCACTAGCTTCTGCCGTGCCGCCTGAGAACACGGCACCCGACACCGTCACGGCGGTGCCTACCTCGGTCAGCGTGTAGGCGTTGCCTGCGGTACCGGGCTGACGCACCTTGAGGCGCACCTTCGTCATCGCTGGCGGTGAGGCTGTGTCGGCTTCCACGGTGGCCGTCAGGCTGCTATCACCCGACATGATGGCCTTGGCCAGCCTGTCAGCCATCTCTTCGGCGTCGTTGCCGCTGGGCGTAATGTCGATGGGCACCACACCGGGAGGTGTGTTGTAGCTGGGATGCACGTAGACGTCTTTGAACGTGTATACACGACCATTGACCGTCACGGTGTTCCCGTCCACGGCGGTGGTGAGACACGTGATCACGGCTTCAGCGTTGCGCCCCTTCACGCTCAGTGTTGAAGGGTCAATCGATGCCGGGGTCGTCAGATCCACAGCCGCACCGATATGGTCTTCAGGGTCCATACCCGGCACGACCATTACCGTACCCGCCGCTGCTCCATCCACGACGGACTGTCTCATGCCTTGGAGTTCGGCAATCGCTTGAGGCAAAGTGTCGGGAATGCCCGAACCACCAAACCCCAAGTTACGTGCATTTACCATACTCATCAGCGTTCTCCTTTGAACCTGACAACCTACTCGGCTGCACCAGATACTGTGCCACTCGTTGCACTCAATTGCAAGACCTTAATATCCCCAAAATCTTTCACCCACTGGCGCAAAGCCGTGGCACTGGTCAATACGTGCTTTACCTGATAATAGCGTTCTGCTAACGTGCCAACCGGTCGAATACTCTTCTTCCGGTGGTAACCATACCACCCCACATGTTGTGCATAGGGAATCGGTGGCCACGCAATCGAATGCCCGATCAAGACACGACAGAACAGCCCATCCTGCTCGCAATCAAACTTTGACGGGGCAAACCGTGTCTTGCAATACATCCGAAGATTGTGAAAGTACGCCACCTGACAGTGCGGCACAATCAACCCCAGCATCTCCCGCCGAAAACACACACCGAGAGACGCATACGGGCCGTATTGTGGCTCTTTAATGACGCCGATGCTGCATCCCAGCGTCTTCGCCGCATGTGCCGTCCAATGCCACTGAAAGAACTGCGGATGAACCATCACGTCGTCTTCAATCATGAAGACATACCGCACCTGTGGCTCATAAAAAGCGTCCTTGAACGCCATCAAGACGTTGAAACTGTTCCCGTGGAACGGATGGGGATTACGAAAGCCCACTTGAATGTTTAGGTGAGGAAACTTGTCTACGACTTGTTCAATTTCCTCCCGAGGTGTCGTATGCCCAACGTGTGCATCCGCATACACCATCACCGACAGGTGTTTACTATCTGGGCTACGCGCAATATGCTCCAAACACAGCCACAACATCTCGGGTCGGTCATACGTTGGGACGATTACGCGGTCTTGCACAGAACGCCCACACCCATCGGGGTCATATCTTCATGCACCACGGTAGCATTGACGGTCTTTACGAAATCTTGGTATACCGTCAGTAAATAGGGATGCGACGGGTGATTAAGGTCATCGAACACCAACAGCCCATCCGGCATCAGCAGTCGCCAACAGTCGTCCAGATCCTCTCTGGCCCCCGCCGCACTGTGGTCACCATCCACCAGAATCAAATCGAACTGGCCGATAGCCTTCTTCAACAGATCATGCGAATTACCGCTGAGATACGTAGTCGGATTGGTGTATTTCAAGTCCCGCAACAGACGCTCGATGTGCGTCGGACCACCAAACGACTCGCCCCCATACTCACCACCCCACGTATCACAAAGCGCCAACCGATACGGGAAGTGCTGAGACAGCACCACCGCCAATGAATTGCCGTAGCGGACCCCCACCTCCAGATAAGCAGCCACCTTCCGCTGCGATGCAATTGATTGCAACACATTCCACAGGGCTACTTCATGTCCGTAATTTGTGAAGGTCACTGATTTACCAACTTATCCAACGCCACATTGAACTGTTTGACATCTTCATCGTATGACGTTCGGGCGTCGGCACTCAACCGATCTATCTCGGTCTGTTCCATCGCCATGACATACTTCACGGCTTTTGCCACATCTCCCGGTAATACCTGATGCAACACTCCTGCGTGGTGCGGTCTGACCCCCACACTGGGCACGTAAAATGCGGGGCATATCTCATTCATCGGTGGGGCATTAGTCGTGATCAGAATCTGCCCGGTGCTCTGCGATTCATGCAGCACATGACCGTACCCCTCATACGCGGACGGCATGACATGGCAAAAGTGCGAATTCATCAAGTGAATCAATTCTTGCTCGGAGACTCGGGCAACACCACCCGATTTTTCGCCAACCACGGTCAACGGGACACCGGCCTGATGACACCCGAAAATCACGGCCTGTGTGTTCTTGAACGAGGATTTCCCAGATACATGGAGGAATTTGCGTTCCTTCGGGATGCCCGGTCGGGCCAAGTCTTTGGCCACCCATCCAAGGTACTGGCATCGGTTGCCCACTTTCGCTTGGAAAATACGCTCACAGTCGTGTGTTTTTGCCAGAATCTTGTCCCAGCGATACTGATCCCACATCCCAAACCACCACTCGGGATGTGGCATCGCCCACTGGACCTTGGCGGCTCGGAAAGCGAGAGGTGTCACCACCTCATCGAAGATATTGATGTCAGCCGGTGGCACCACCAACGGCTTGGCGTTGAACTGCACACCATGCACCGAGTGCCCACGGGCCTGCAATGCCTGCTTCAGCAGTTCATAGTTCCGCTGAAGTCCCGCGCCATTGCTGAGGTTGGATATGTAATTAAATCGCACAATGCCCCGCAATTTTGAGAATATGAGCGATAAACTCCTTTGAATTTTCAGATCCCTTCAGTTCATTACACGTCCAGCAACACGGCACACTGTTACTGACGGTATACCCCAAGGCATTGTCCATGCGATCAATGCCGTTGAACAGGTACACCTCTCCTGCATAAGACTTTGACTCGCGTGAAGGTGAAGCGCCACAATAGAAACATACCGCAGACGTTAGTATCTTAAAAGCATCTTCGGACAATTCAAACGTATGCCCCCGCGTCTTCGCAGACAGCCGATAGGTGCCTAACACAATCCGAAAAGCCGATCCCACCTTTGCAACCGCTGGACGCTTCTGACCCTTTCGTTTGAAAGTCGTAGCCTTAGCATTTGCAGCACTCGTTTCTTTCCGCAGACACCCACAACTCGCCACGTTCCCTGATCGCAAATTACTTGCAGCCACAGTCTTCATGGCCCCACAAACACACTGGCATCGCCAACCTTCTTCGACCTTGGCTTTGACAATCAGCCGACCAAACTGCCGCCCTACCAAGTCACCTTTCAACGCTCGGCTGGACCGATAGATTTTCAGCATGTGGCTAGATTGCTGACAATGTTGAACCGCATGGGAAAGCCGATGGTAACTCGGTTGGGGGCATAGGCGTGTAGCTCATCTTCGTGAGTGACTTCTTACTGGTCTGATAGTCATGCACTCGCGCCACCATCATATGGCCACCAGACACCGACGATACAAACCGTTTGGCTTCACGTGCGGCCTGACGGAAAAATCGAATATCCTCACCAATCTGCAACGACACAAACGGATGACCACGCCACCAGTCCCTGCGGTAGCACAACGACGTACCCAGTGCGAACCAATTGGGCGACCGCATATGCCAGTGGTAGAGCCTGCCATCCCGCACGTCATAGAACAACATGTCGTGATAGCCCGTCAACACCCCAAACTCACCAAGCCGTGTGACCTGATCTGTCACACGCTCCGGGGCTGACCAATCATCCGAGTCGAAATGGCAGATGATTTCTCCCTTGGCGTATCTGGCACACAAATTCCGCATGTCCCCCGTGGTCCGCTTCCCTGCCACCCGACCGTACCGGATCGACGGATCATCTGGGGGAATCAGTGCCTCGGTCCCATCGTTCCCGTTGTCGATGATGACTAACTCTTTATGTGGGTACGTCTGCGACTGATAACAACGAATAGCCTGCGGGATGAACGCCGCACGATTCTTCGTCGGCAATATGCAGGAGACGAGCATACGAGGGCTACTTACAGTTGGCGGGAAAAAATGGATGGGATGGACTGGTCGCTGTGCCTTCATGGGGTAACTGCGTCGGCAGACTCCACCGCTGCACCCAACACACTGCACCCGACCTCAGCGCGGCTGGCGCTTCTACCATAAAGTGCCAGAAGTGCTGAGTCACCGTGCTACGCTTCCCCATGAACATCAGCCGCATCGCGTCCAGATACTCAATCGCTCGGACCTTCTTCTGGTTCGTGGCGTGAATCTCGTCTCCACGCTCCACCAACACAAAAGCCAGCACAATCTCGCAAGACAGTCCCACTTTCGCGGTGGGTCCACCCTCAGACATGGACCGCATGCCTTCGTAGACGATGCCTACAGCGGGATACGCTCGGACACCCTTCAGCACATCGAGCAAGTCGTTCTCATCGTAGGCGACCACCACCTTACCCGTCAGGTTGACCGGTGGGGCGTTCAACGTCAGGAGTCGGGTGCTAGCTTCCTCCAACACTTCAGTGAGTTTGGACATTACAGCAATCCTGACGTGGGAGAAGCACGACCAATACTCCCTTGATTGGCTCCTTGCTGTAATCCCTGTGCGATGCGTCGAATGATGACTTGGGCCATCAGGTCCATATCCTCAGCCGCAAACCCTAAGAACTGACGCTGCGGGAAGCCAATACCAAACTGATGCTTCTCCGCATAGGGGAACCCTTGGGGCGACGTGACGTTCGTGCCAATCGCTCGGGTGTGCTGGCTCTCGGCATACAACTGGATGCTACGAAACAACTTGCCCGTATCGAACAGCGTCCCACCCCCTCGGCCACTACGTGCCCTGCGAAGCGCGGCCTGCGAGGGTGGCCACTTCGTTCCGTCTGGTGCTTGTTCAATCAGGAATCGAGACCGTAGCCGGTTGTAGATGACGGCAGCACCCTCATCCAGTATCTTCACCGTGTCCAGTGCTTCGCCCAGCCCACGGATGGATTTCTCCAACCCCTGCTGACCCACGACGGACACCGTGAGCAGTCTCATTTCTTGAGCTTCTGCTTCTTGATCTGCTTCGCGGCCTTCTGCTTCGTCACCTCGGCAGGAGGTTCCACGATAGACTCCGGTTTATCTCCGGGAATTGGCTTCTCAGAGTTTTTCGACTCCGACTCCGACGTTTTGCTGAGATTCTGGTTCTTGGGCTGCATCAGATGGACCTGAAGGTGAATCCCTGTGTCCGCATGTACGGCTGCAACAGCAGATTCGCATGGTCAGTCAACGTCTGGTACTGCGACTTGGCCTCATTACTGCGCTTCGTGGTCTGCTGCGCGTTAAACACCATCGGAACGAGCGACATAATAGCTTCGTAGATCGGATCGGGGATTGGCTCCTGTGGAACCAATTCGGCTTTCCAGTATGCCGCATTCGTGGGGAACGTACCGACTGGGGGGACGCCGATACACCGGTAGGCAATCCCGGTATAGGCCACCACATCATCGATGGCGTACTGCTGGTCAGCGGCCCATACGGTGAGGTCATCAACAGGGTAGGGTCGGGTGCCATCTTCGAACCCCGTATCACACTGAATCCGGATGTAGTTATCTCCGTACGTCTCCGCATCGACGTACAGATACCCCTTCTTGTAGTCGAACTTCATCAATGTCGAATCGATAGTTGAATGCGCGGTGAACGGGCCGTAGTCGTTCGAAAACGTCACCGTCTGCGGCACGTCTTGTCGGACCAAGCCACTGGGCACTTCCAACCGATACAGGCCACCCGGAGCGATGCCTGAGAAGGCTTGGGAGTCGATAAAAAACCGACAGTCCTGTGACTGACGAGACAGCTTCCCATCAATCACACGTTCAACGTGCAACTGGGCCGAGACGATGCCCGACGACACTACGTCCTCAATCCCAGCCAGATCCGCACTGAGACCCATTCGCAGGATCACATCCTGCACATCCACGAACAGCGGCGTCTGTGGGCGTCTCATCGGCTAGACCGTGATATCTCCACCCTCAGTCTTCCCCAAAATGTCTTGAATCTCGCTGTCGTCTCCCACCTCAATGCGCTTTCTCGGTGGAGAGAAATGGACAGGTTCATCAGGAATCCCGGCCTGCACACCCGTCGCATCCACGACCTCGTTCTTGGGTGCTACTCTGGGCTTGGGTGCCTGATACAGTTTCCAGATGGGACGACCGGTGTCTGTCTCGGCCAGCAACTGCATGGCGTCCACGGTCCTGAAGCGGTAGGGTTTACCCTTCTCGTACGTCTCACCCTGCCACGTGTACTGGGTATACAAAGCCAATTCCAACACGGTTGTATCCGGCTTTACCGCAGGTTCTGGTGATTTCTCAATCTTCTCTGTCTTTAATGCCATTACATCACTCCTTGATTACGTGAGGAACGCGGGAAGTCGTACAGGCGTCGGTTCCGGCTTCGGTGGCTTTCCATGAACCTTCCACACCGGACGTCCATGATCCATTTCTTCCAGTTTCACCAACGCTTCTTCCGGGGAAAAGATATATCGCACACCCTTCACATACTGCACCCCCTTGACTCCCGTCACTGGTGGCGACAGCAGACCGACAGTATACACATCATAGATGGCCAACTCCAGTTGGGTGTACTGGGAAGGGTTTGGTGGCCTTGGTGGTTTGTCTGGTTTGAGCGGTACGTCAGTCATTGCAATCAAGTGCAAAAGGGACTCCCCCTTGCGGAAGAGTCCCTTGCAACCTCACGACTGGTGACTACCGGCTTCCGGTAATGCCCGTGTACTTGACCACCGCGTTGACTTCCTCGATGGCGAAGTCGATGCGGCAGGTCAGCACGATGATGAACACACGGGCACGAATGTCCTTGTCGTACTCGATCATGATGTTCCGCTGAATCCCGAAGATGAGATTCATCGGATCGGTGAACAGGCCCTGCGGTCCCGGCATCAGGGCGACCGGGGTCACCTTGGAACCGTAGATGTAGACCGGGAGCAGACCCTGCACCTGTGCGTCACCGAGTGCGGTCTGACGAGCACCGTACTGGTCACGGATTTCCGTCTCGTTGTCCACGGACACGAAGTGCGACATGGCACTGCGGTTCCGGAGATACCGGGTCGGCATGGTCTTCAGTGCGGCTTTGACCGCCGCCTTGTCGAACACGCCACCCACGTTGGTCACGTTCGCGGTGGCCAGCTTCAGATAGCCGTCCTGAAGAGCCAGATAGGCGTCCGCAAGGTTTGCGGTGTCACCCTGAATGCCAAGCTCTTCCAAGTCGAGCGCGGCACGCTCGGCCAACAGGTCCACGATGGTCTGGTGCAGACCACCCGCGCCGGTCTGCAACGGCACGTTGATGTTGCCCTTCTCGATGTTGTCCTCGATCACGTCGTAGGGCAGATGGACTTCAGCGATGACTTCTTTCGTCGC